TCTCGTAAGCTAAACCAACCAAAAGATAATGTTTCTTACCGCTAGCCTGGCTCTTCCTTAACCTACCCTCCACGCCTTCAAGCACGCACCAGACAACCTCACTCTCTATTAGCTCCTTCATGGCCCTACCAGCAGTTCGTCTGCTAACACCAATCATCTTGCAATAATAACTAACTGCATCGTGAGAACTAAAAGTTTCAAATCGATACCTCTCACATACTGCCCAGAGTAAAAGCTTCGCACTCACGCTCAGATCCTCACGCCCACATTCACGCCTGTAGATCTTCCACACGCATGAACGCATCTTCATATAATTATCACTCACGCATGCAAGTGGAACTAATGCACTTCTATGTAGTTTGGGAACCTCTATTGGAACCACCCACCAGAAATCTTTATTTTTTCTATCGAACTTTCTAATCATCCATGACTCGCTTGCACGCACGCGTGGATTTTTTCTTGTTCACTCTCTTGCTTGCGTGGAGGGGAAAACGCCTCCAGCGTTTGACCCGTCCTATAACATGGTATGTTATGGATATATGCGTCAGGTTGTCTATAGTAGCTACAACTTTTGTCGCAAGCAGGTACCACTTTTGTCGCATGTTTGTTAAAAGTTGATTTCATAATCTGTCCTTGGTAACGACTCAATCGGCTCTAAAATTCCCTCTTTTCGTATTAAAGTTTGCACACCATAATCTACATTACCAGAGTTAGATTTAACTAATGCAGCCTTGACCACACCCAACCTATCGTATGGTATGTTTGCCTGTGCGCAGAGTTGTTCAGCATCTGATTCACTTGGTACCCACATCGAAATTGCAAAACGTACTGAGTCCGTGATGCTTGATGCGCCCCTGATGTCGCTCTTATGAGAATAAGGATCATCACTATCATTGCTTATGGCTTGTTTATTAATATGATGGGTGGTCAAAGTAGTACAACCAATGTTGGCACTAATCATTGCACAATAAGATCCCCAGAGCTGACCAGCTTCATTACTTTGTGAAACGCTAGCCGTTGTAAATGCCTGGAGCGGATCAAAAGCTACAAGTTTTAAGTTGTCTATGGTTTTAAGCTCTTCTACTATTTGTTGTGCTTGTTCAGTAATTCCTTCTTCTTTTAACAATATCAACGGTTCTTTTTGATCTGGTACAGGAAATACATAAACATCATTATTATGTCTAAACCTTTCTCCAAGTGGATCCAGCATATCAATCCTATTGTGAACCTCCAGGAGATCATCTTCAGCGCAGAACACTACTGAAGATCCATTCTCATTTATTGGTTTACCCCACCAAGTACCACCTTTTGCAATTGCTAAAGCAAGTTGAAGTAAAGATAGAGACTTTCCAACTCCACCTGAGCTGGCCAATATTCCTGGTTTAGCAAGTGGGATAAAGGATTCAACTAAAAACTTTTGTGGCTCTGGTTTTTCTACTAGATTACGAATTGCATACTTTTTAATATTAAATTTAGATTCAGTAAGTTCTTGCCTCACCTTATCTAAACCATGTTTTAAATATAAATCATTATAATCTCCACGCTCGCTAGGCAAACGCACGCATGAATTGGTTACCGCTTGCACACATTCCTGCGCCTTCTTTTCACCAACTCCACTTTCGTCATTATCTAACGCAATTATAATTCTAGCACCTGAAAGCCTGCGTATTTGAAGGGCTACTGCCATGACGAAATTGGCAGAAAATACGCAAGCTACAGGAATTTGGGTTGCTTCATAAATACTTGCAGAGGTTGAATAACCTTCTGCTAATATAATTTTATCTAATTTGGGTATGTCTTTTATGTCAGCTCCAATAAGAAATATGTTTCCTTTTATCTCTGAATTAGAAACGAATTTTTTTTGACCTTTTTTATCAATATATTGTAGAGAACGTATGTCTCCTGTTGTAGAATACACACCGCAAACCAAGGAATCCTGGTGTTGCTTTAACCCATAATTTTTAATTTTTTTATTTGTGAGATATTCATGTTCAACAACATTCGCGTAAGATTCGAGCCAACCTTTAACTTTATCGGCCACTTCGTTGTTCCTTTGTTTTTTAGCTTCTTCGGACCTTTCCTTGGCCTCCTTCAATTGACTCTGTAAATCTTCTCTTTGTTGAGTTGTCATAGCTTGATGATTAACGCTAGACCATTTACCCTCAAAGCTTGTTTTCCAATTACCAAAGGTTGCAAAGTAATTACCGTTAAGCTCATTAACCACATAATAACCAGATCTCTGGTTACCAGAGTCAGCTTTTATTCCAGCCATTTCATTGACTGGCACTCTTATTATTTCGCCTGTTATTTGCAAGTGATCTATTCGCAATCCCTGTGATTGCATTTCATTAATTAAATCGCTTGTATCTTTTGGTTTGTTTTGTTCTAAATTATTTCCCTCTGGAAAGTATTTCGTCAGATCCATATTTTGCCCTTTCATCGTCTTGTTGAGCTATTGCATTAGCCCAGTTTAAATATTGTCTTACTATAGAAGTAAAAACTTTTTTTCTCTTATCCCTATCCCATTTGTGTAATGCTTGATTACCTTCTTCTCTGGATAGTTCTAAATATATATCTTTGGTTTGTGCTATAGAGTATTCAACACCTTCGTCATTGAGCTGTGCTTTATTAGGTAACCTTTTACCCTCTTTAATCTTTTTTAAATGATCCATACTGCACGCACCTAACCAATAGTCTCCGTCTTTATAAAGTAGTGGCCCACTCGGATTTTTACAATATCCGCAAAGAGTGGGCCTGTTTTTACCATTAAAATTAAAATGGTGCTTCATCATCACCAACAGTGGTAGTTCCCATTGCTGCTAGATCAGAATCTGACGGACCAGTTTTAATATTATCATCTTCAACCTTTGGCTTTGGCTTTGCAGCAGATTCAGTTGCAGGTTGCCAGTTCTTACCAAAGTTTTCATCAATGACCATATATTTGTCATCATTATCCATTATTACTGGAGCAACGACTGACTTATCCATGAACTTATCCATAGATGTTAATGACCCTAAGCCCATTGCAGTTGCCATAGCTTTGAATGAATGTTTACCACGTCTTACGACATCTGGATTATCATGTCCAACTGTAAAGGCATGATTAATTCTGAATGTTGAACTACCAACAGTAAAGAATACTTTGATTGCTTCCCAGTTATTTCTTCCAGTTACAACCTTATATCCATCAAAGTTTAAAGTATGAACACCAGGTTCAATCTTTGCTTGTGATTCTGAACCAGAATCTGTGTTATCAAAATCATATTTTGTTAAATCCATTTTTTACTCCTTGTTAAATCCAACATTTATATTCTGAACAATCATCTTGTGATTCACCACAATGTCGACAAAATCCATCTTTATCGTATTGTGGTTTATCATCATCACAAAAGTGTTCGTTTAGTTCTTTAGTATCCATCACTTCAACATCTCCTCACGGATAGCGCTCCAGTCCATTGGCAACTCATCTGGTAAGTTATATCTGTTTTTTGCAAGATACGCTGGGTCGTTGTTTGGATAAATAATTCTGTCACCAGATACAGTTTTGGTAGTCATACCACTTTTACCCTGCACCTTGATAGTGCCTAACTTCTTAGCTGCAAAAAAACAAGCGTCTGAGTGTTCCAGCAATAAAGCTGAAGCTTTCTTGTGAAGTTTGAGAGAGTATCTGTCGTAAGCTTCGATTCGTGGATCTTCCACTTTTCTTACCTCACTATGACATATCTGGAATATCATCATTCCTTTATCTCTTAGTTTATTAAGTTTTTCTATGTACTGACCCCAGTACCTCAATGTTTCGGCATAGCCTTTTCCGTAGGAAGGTTGATCGAGTGAGGCCCAGTTATTATCTGCACAAACCTTTTCCCACAGCAATCTCTCAAACCAGTCCAAAGAATCAATACAAACAGTTTTGTATTCGTGTTCTTCAGCTGCAAGCTCATCAAGATTTTCCATGACATCTGCATAAGATTTACATGGTATGTTATCCATTTGTATTTTACCTAGGCCATCTTCAACATCCAACATGATTGGATTTTTTGTCTGGGATGCTAGGTATGTTTTACCTACAGCCGCCTCACCATGAACAATTATTCTTGGTGGTTTCTGAACAGATTTTTTTCGTATATCAGCTAAACTCATTCAGCCACCTCAATTTTTTTTTCTTCTGTTGGCTCTAATATGTTTTTCATACTAACCTCATAAGAAGATAATAAAATATTCAAGTCGTCAATATCATGGTTAGCTTTAATAATAAATTCATCTCTTATTTTTTTCTTTTCATGCCAACGAGCCATCAACTCTTTTGCATTGTCTGGCATTTCATTAATATTATGTTCAACGCCATCATCCGCAAATTTAATTGTTGGTTCTTCAACATTTTTTATTTCACTGTTTTCACTCATTCGTTTCTCCTTTGTTATATTGTTTATATAAGTCGCAAATGCTTCTTGCGTTGCAAAAGCGACAATGATCCCCATAAACGTATATAGGGTTTTCCTCCAAGCATGCATCCACGCACGGCTTTAAGAAATCGTAGGCCCAATCCACCAGAAATTCTGCGGTGGTGTTCCATGTCTTGATAGGTCCGCCACCCCATGTTGCGCGTGGCTGGACAATTGTAATCTCTACTTCAGTATCTTCATTGCCATAACGAGATAATGCACCTACTGCATATATCATGGCTTGTTTGTTGTGTTCAGGACTGACAGGATATTTACCTGTCTTTAAATCTATAACGCACATTTTATGTGGGGTAATTATTAATGCATCTGCATAACCATATAAATCTTCTGATATTTCTTGGCATCTAACTTTTTGTTCTACTAATAGTTTGCCGTTTAATCTTTTTGCTCTCTCTTGCACATATTCCACATAAATCTTTGCGCAATCAATCATGTCTTGGTCGACTGTTATTTCAAAATCTTCTACATATTCTTTTTTACCAAGCCAATAATCTTCAAGTGTGACATCAACTAAAAATCCTTTTAATAGTTGTTCTGTCATGTTGTGAATTAAAGTACCAACAGCGGCAGGTAATCCAACTTGATAATCAACCTTTGCTGCAAGCGTAGGCATACCTGGACAATTAGTCCATTTTTCAGCAGCTGATGGGCTAAGTTTGGCGTGTTTCATGTGATACCCTTGCTTCTGCTTCTGCTTTTATGATTTCGTCAATATCATATACAATTTTACCATTTAGGTTTAAATAGTCTGGCCCTGTTTTCTTTGCGCGCCAGCCCTCTATGGTTCTTGGAGATCTTCTCCATCTTTGAGCGAGTTGCTTAGTATCTAAAAAGATTTTATCTTTTTCCATTTAATCTCCCTTTTTGTTTTGATTTGTTATAATATATATGCAAATGTACTTGAATACAACAGTTAATTACAAAAAAGGAGTGAAAATATGTCGATAGACGATATAAGAAAAGAAGAATGGGATCAAGCTGGTAAAAATAGCAAAAATAAAATTGCTGATATAAAACCAGACATGGTAAACAGGCCAGAGCATTATCAAGGAATAGTGGAATGTATAGATCTAATAAGAGATAGAGTTGGTTCAAAAGGATATGCAGCTTATTTAGAATCTAATATCTGGAAATATTTATATAGACATAAGGATAAAGAAGAAAACATCCAAGATTTAAAAAAATGCCAATGGTATTTGAACGAGCTAGTTAAATATTATGAGGAGCTGTAAGGACTTAACCAGGAGGTAGCTATGAATTTATATGAGTTTGATGATCGTATCTTGAACGAAAGAAACGGAAGAAAGCCTGTATATATAAACAAACATCTTGCTAAAAAGTTTAAGGATTTTTGTAAGAGCGAGCAGAAAGAACCACATAAGGTGGTTGAATATCTAATATCTTTGGGTATGAACTCTGTAAAGCATTTTC